TGATCGTAGAGCATCAGGGCTATATGAAAGGCTTAGATGCTTGTAAAGAAAATTGTGAGGTAAAATAATGGGACCAATAGTAGGAAAGTTACTAACTAGTTTAGGAACAGAGAAATTACTTAAAGCTATTATCTTACACCTAGGTGACTATTTAGTAGAAAAGTCATCTAATAAGCTTGATGATAAGCTTTGGGGTGAAGTTAAAAAAGCGTTAAATAAAAAATAGGAGGTTTCATTGAAACTTAAGAAACGTGGTATCGTAATACCAGACCAGCATTATCCATTAGAAGATAGAGCTGCAGTAGAGTGTGTTAAAAAAGCAATACTGAAAATAAAGCCAAAAGTGTTTGTGAATCTTGGTGATGTAGGGGAGTGGGATTCTGTATCAGCCTGGAAATATAAAGATAAGAAATTACCACCACTTGAGTTTCAACTTCCATTAGTAGATGAAGAAATAAGATTAGTAAACAATGGACTGGATGAGTGGGATGAAGTACTTAAAAAAGTTGGATGTAAAGAAAAGTATTTACTCCAAGGTAACCACGATCTCTGGTTGGATAATTTTGCTAATAAATATCCTTATCTTTCTGATTACACTTTTTTCAAAGCGTGTAAAATAAAAGAAAGAGGATATAAATATACGGAGTATAACTTACCTATCCAGGTAGGTAAGTTAGCTTTCTTTCACGGTGCGTTTGCAACAACGTATCACGCAAAGAAACATTTAGAAACGTATGGAGAGAATGTAATGTATGGACATACGCACGATCTTCAAAGACATACACAAACAAAGCTAGGCGGAAATATAGCAGCTTGGTCTTTAGGATGTTTAAAGAATATGTCTCACGAAGATAATAAGTGGCTACGTGGTAGATTACATAATTGGGCACACGCATTTGCAATTGTAGATTGGTTTACAAATGGTGAGTTTAAAGTAGAAGTAGTAGAAATAATTGACGGTAAGACAACTGTTTGGGGCGAGATAATAGATGGAAACGACTAATACAATATCAGATGATGTAAAAGGTACATCTATAAATAACAGTAGAAGAAAATATAATTTTACTGCTAAAAAGAAAAAAGTTAAAAAGTTAAAAACAATGATGGACGTAACTAGAAACAAAAAGGTAAAACTATGATTAGCACAAGAAATCAAACAAATCCTTTAAAAAGGAAAAAAAATAAAACTGGTCAAATTGGATATTCGCTAGGAAATAAATTAGGTATGGGAAATATTAAAGGCGGTAAAACTTCTTTAGATAAACTCATTGAACCGTTTAAAAGATATTAATGCCAAAAAAAATATTAAATATTAACAACTTTAGTGGTGGTCTTAATGAAAAGACTACTCCAAGAGACTTAGCACCTAATGAGTTTCAACGTGCAGATAATATAAACAATGAAATTCCTGGTAAGTTAACACTATTTGGAGAGTCTGTAGATGGACCGTATACTGGTAATTTAGGTCCTAGTAATGACTATATAACGCTTTTACAACATGGAACTGGATTACATCATATTAATTTAGATAGAGATGTAGACGACGAATCTATAGGTCCTAATCAATATTTATTTATAAATGATTTTTCAGATTCTAAGGTACGTATTATAGATATTACTTCAACTGGTAGTTTAGCTACAAAAACTATTGAGTATGGAAATAGTGCTTGTAATATAAATATGTATACAATTGATGGATCAACAAGAATAATACCAAAGTCAACTTTAGGTACAAATCAATCAAAAATTTTTGAATATTATAATTATGAAAGAAAGCTAGGAACTACTAGTACAGATGCAATTACAAATACTCAAGAATTATACGATACTTCTAATATGGATTTAGCTCCTTTAAAAGGAGATACGTTAAATTATGATGTAGAAGATTTGCATTTTGCTAACTTTTTTGATCCAACAAATAAAAGCGAAGTATTTTTATTTGATAATTATAGTGTAAATAGTGTACAACAAATAAATAATGTTGATTTATTTGATACTTCTGCTTCTAATAGTTTATACGGAGAATTAGATAGTTATCCAAATCACGGAACAGATAAAGGTTCTATGGCATTTATGGCTCATTTTACTGATTCGACATCAGATGACACTGGTGGTTCTATTTTAGTAAGTCATACATTTAGATATGGATTATTTTGTTCTTTGGTTTATAGATCTCAAGATGGATTAATTTCTCAAGAATCTTATCCAGTATTTATAGGTGTAGCAAAACAAACTATTACTGCAATTAACAGTGCAGACAGAAATCAAAAATTATACATACACGCTGTTGGTAGAATGGGTGAACGTGTTAATAGAGTAGCAGGATTTAAAGTGTATTGGGCTAGAATAAGTAATTACGTAGATATAGGTGGAACTTCTAATCGTACTGGAAATGTAGGAGCTAAATATTTATTGTGCGAAGTAGATTATGAAAAAGGATTAAGATTAGGAGGAGAGCAAGATTATGCTTCATTTAGAGTAAAAGATATTACTGCCAATAATAATCAATTTATTTTTCCAGAAGATGCTTGGAATGGAAGTTCATTAAGTACTTCAAATTACGTTACTTTAAAACCTTTAGCTTTATCTTCTTTGCCAGTTACAGAACCATATACAGGATCTAAAAAACCAAGTGGTATTGGTAGAGCAGGAACTACGTTTCAAACTAGCGTTATGTTAAATAGAAGAGTTTATGCTGGTAATGTTACTTATTATGATGAACATAATCATTTAGTTACTAAAAATGACAGAGTATTAAAGTCATTACCAAATAAATTTGATTATTTTCCTACTAATAGTTTTTTAGATGTTGCAGTAGAAGACGGTGATGAAATAATACATTTAGCTACAATAAACAGTAAGTTGCTACAATTTAAAAAGAATAAATTATTTGTAATAAACTGTCAAAGAGATCTTGAGTTTTTAGAAGTAGAGCTAGATTATAAAGGGTGTGAATATTCATATCACGTAACAACTGGTCCTGGATTTGTTGCTTGGTTTAATCGACAAGGCGTTTATATGTATGATGGTCAACGTTTATTAGACTTAGACTTATCTAAGTTTGGGCAAAGTCGTTTTACGAGCATATACGACAAATTAGGAGGTTCTATAGTAGATGCTGGATTTTCAGAAAGCATTATAGGATACTTGCCTGAGTCTAAAGAATTAGTAATTAGCAATCCGTCTGGTCAAATATTAAAGTATGATATTAAATCAGAAAGTTGGAGTGAAGGTAAAAACTTTGATAGTAATGCAGGTTCTTCCAATGAAACAACTAGAGCTTCAGACGCTGATATAACTAATTTTGTAAATATAAATAACGGAGATTTAGTATACGCTATAGAAAGAAACGATCAATCTCCTAATGACGGATCTAGATTGCGTAAATGGAATAATGAACCTGCTGCGTTTACAGCTAATGAACAAGTATTGTTTAAATCTAAAGAATATGATATGGATAGTCCTAGTGTTAATAAAAGTATTGTAAACATATACATTACCTACAAACGTGGTGAGAATGTATTAATTAAAGGATTTGGTGTACGTGTTGATGGTGCAGAGATTAGTGATAATTTAGTTGCTAATCAAACACAAGAATTAACAAATACTTCTTCAGGATTTCGGACACAAAAAATAAAAGTAAGTAATTCATTATTTAAGAATGTTACTTCTTTTGGTATTGAATTGTATGCAGATACTAGTGGTACAATACACAAAGATTTTACTGTAAATGATATACAGATAGTATTTAGAGAAAAGGTTGCTAGATGAAAAAAGGTTTTGGATCTGTAGAAGTTAGAAAACCTACGAAGAAAAAAACTAGACAAGGTCGTGGCAAAGGTACTAAATACGGTAATAAGTTAAGTAAAAAGTATTATAAAAAACGTAAAAGAGGACAAGGATAATGGCAAGCAAGAAAGATCCAAGATTAGCTAGAGCTGGAGTATCTGGTTATAATAAACCTAAAAGAACACCTGGTCATCCAAAAAAATCGCACGTAGTAGTTGCGAAAGTTGGAGACAAAGTTAAGACTATACGTTTTGGTCAACAGGGCGTTAAAACTGCTGGTAAACCTAAAAAAGGTGAATCAGCTAAACAGAAAGCACGTAGAAAGAGTTTTAAAGCAAGACACGCTAAGAATATAGCTAAAGGCAAAATGTCTGCAGCATATTGGGCTGACAAAGTTAAATGGTAAAGGAGTAGGATATGCCTTACGGAAAAGGAACATACGGAAGTAAAGTAGGTAGACCACCTAAGAAAAAGAAAACAATGGGCAAAAAAAGTGGCAAGAAAAAAAAGTAGAGTAAACGAAGCTGGTAATTATACTAAGCCAGGTATGCGTAAACGTTTGTTTGAGCAAATTAAAGCTGGTAGTAAAGGAGGCAAACCAGGACAATGGTCTGCACGTAAAGCACAATTATTAGCTAGAAGATACAAAGCAGCAGGTGGAGGATATAAATAATGGCTAAGGCTAAATCGCAACAAAGTTTAGATAGATGGACTAAACAAAAATGGCGTACAAAGTCTGGTAAACCATCTGCTGAGACTGGTGAGCGTTATTTGCCAGACGCTGCTATAAAAAGTTTGAGTAGTAAAGAGTATGCTGCAACTACTCGTAAAAAAAGAAAAGATACTAAAAAAGGTAAGCAGCACAGTAAGCAACCTAAAAAGATTGCTAAAAAAACTAAGAGTTATAGATGAGACAAAGTATATTAGATATTTTAAAAGAACAATCTTCTAAGGTAACTGAAGTAGACAGTTCTATGGAAACACCTATAAAAGTACAATCAGAAGTACCAGATAATGGAGATGGATTTAGTGGTGATCGTGTTGTAGTAGAAAATGATGCTGGTAGTTTTTTATATATTAAAGTTGCTGATAGATGGATGAAAACAGATTTGGAGGAAGTATAATGGCAAATGGTAGTGATGAAAGAGTAACACCTAGTAGTATTGTTGGAGATACAATGCTGCGTATTGGTGAAGGTAATTTAGCAGATTCTAAAGAGTTTCAAGATAGTGCATTAGGACAAGCGTTATTTTATATACCTAGTATGATTATGGGTGCTAGAGTAGGTGGGCAAGTAGCAGAAACTATTCCTGCTATACAAGAAGGATTGCAAGAGGGATTTGAAGGTTTAAAAGAAATGTTTTCTCAAAGAAAAGCAAAAAGAGCTGAATGGAACGCTTTGCCAGATGATAAAAAAAGAGGTTACGGAAACTTTAGAAGGTATATTAGACAAACTCTTAGACAACATACTCAAAGATCTTTACGTCAATTTCAAGCTGGAGATGATATAATTATAGATGGTCAAAATCTTGGTGAAAGAAAAATAAAAAACTTTCAAGACAGAATAAAACTAAGAGCTTTTTATTTAAATGGCATGAAAGACTATTCGATAGACGATGAAGGTAGAACAGTTCAAAATACTCCTACTGTAAATGTAGGAAATATGTTTACATCTCAAGGTTTTAATACATATCAAAATCCTAGTGGATTAATTAATCAGTACAATCAACCAACTCCAGCATTACCTCAGGCTCCAGCAAATTCAATGGCAAATCAAACAACATCTGCCAACAATCAAAACATATTTCAAGGACCTGTTAGTGGAGCTAATACATCTATAGGTCAAGGATCACAAGCTTATTTAAATATGTTATACAACATGGCAAGCGGTGCTGGTAATAGTTTTTTAGAAATGTATAATTTTTACAACAATAATAGACAAGCAGTAAATACTGCTACTAAAAACTATATGGGAGCAAGATTTGGATATGGCTTTGGCAATAAATAAAAAAACATTTGAAGAAAAATTGTATGAACATATGAAACTTCGTGAAGGATATAAAAACGAAGTGTATCTTGATACATTAAATAAACCTACTTGTGGTATTGGTCATTTATTGACTGCAGCAGAACGTGAAGATTATCCAATAGGAACTGAAGTAGATGATTACAAAATTAAAGAATGGTATATGGAAGATATAACTATTGCATTACAAGCAGCTAAAAAACAAGCTACTATATTATCTACAGACGATGAACACGTTGTTATAGGATTAACATCTGTTAATTATCAGTTGGGTAGAAATTGGACGAAGAAGTTTCCTACTGCTTGGAAATGTTTATGTCATAAAAAGTATGATCGTGCTATTGATGAAATAATGTATGCAGACAAGGATTCGGGTAGACATTCACGTTGGTATAAACAAACACCAGTACGTGTAGAAGATTTTGTAAAAACAATAAAAAGATTAAAGGAGATAAATAATGGCTGAAGAAATTAATAAAGAAATGGTGCAACCTGCTCAACAACCGCAGCAGGAAGAAGATGTTTTAATACAACAAATGGATGAATTAGATTCTTTAAAAAGAGAAATGTCAAAAGAATACGCACCATATTTTAAAGAATTAAATTGGTTAAAGGCTATTTCTCCTAATTTAGAATTTAAACCATTTGGTAACCAAGAGGAGGTAAAGTAATGGCTTGGGGATATGCAGTAGGAGCATTAGTTGGTGGTGTAATAGCACACGATGCTAAAAAAAGAGAACAAGCACGTCAACGTAGAGTTGCATCAGAGACTAGCAAAGGTATTTTAGATTTACAACCATTATATAGTGAATATAGGCAAGATGCAGCTACAATGGCTGGATTAAGATTTACTCAACAAGGATTACAGGTAGATCAAGCTAGAGCTGGATATATGGCTGATATGTCTGGTTATGGTAGAGCTGGTTTAGCAGGATATTCAAATCCAGAATTAGGTGATCCAACATCTAGATTAGCAGCTATTGGATTACAAGGTGAAGCAAGTTTATTACAGCAGTCACAAGCACTTGAACAACGTTTAGGTACTATAGATGCTGCAGAAAGACAATTAAGAGCACAAGCACTAGAGCAAGGAGTTAGTCTTCCTTCTGTAGAAGCTTTACAAATGCAAGATAATATTAAGAAAGGAAATGTAGTATAATGTCAAACTATCAAACAGATTTTTTAAATGCACTAAGTATTACTAGCAATTCATTGTCAGGATTAATGCGTGATATACGTGAACCTGATTTTCAAGAAAGAGTTAAAATTGAAGAACAATCTCAAATGAGACTTAATCAACAAATCCAAGACTTTAAAATGGAAGAGTTAGAAGATAGACAAGCATTTAGATTAACAGAAATGGACAAAGCAACTGAAGAAAGTTTAGAGCAATATAAAGGTCAAACAATAGTTAATTTTGAAGATGCAAAAGATAGAGATGAGTATTTCAACTTAAATCCTGATAGAGCTGAGCAAATGCAAAAAATTCAACAAGCTGTACAAGAAAGAGATACTGATTGGCTTAAAGATAATTACAAAGAAAATATGAAGTTGCAAAGAGATATTCAAATATATGCACAAAAACAAGGAAAAAAAGTTAATGAACAAGATTGGATAAATTATTTAACATTTGGTTTGTTTGGTTACGAGGGTGCAGATAGAATACAAGCTGATAGAAGTGATTATTTTTATGATAAAAGCACTAATCAAATGGTTAGAAGAGGCGATGCTTTGTTTGAACAAAGAAGAAACCAAGAAGAAGTGTTAAAAGCTATTTATCAAGCATCTGGCGTAAGTCCTCAGTTCCAAGAAGAACATTCTTCTACGCAACAAGGATTTAATGCATTATACGGTGGATTAAACACAGAAGATCCAGCAAGTATGTTAGCTGCTAGAAGTTTATTAAATATGCAAAACGATGGTTTGTATGCACAAATGGTAGTTGATAATCAAAAAGGATTTGCCATGAGAAATGTTTTAGAAAGCGGAACAACTCCTGAGTTTGATATTAATAAAATTGTAGGAAATGTTAGCAAAAATACTAAGAGAGATAGATTTTTTGGTCGTTCTCCTGAGCAAAGAATGGAGTTAGCAACTGCTACAAAGAATGCATATTCATCATCTTTAGGCTTAGCTACTATGCAAGCACAATATGCATTGCAAGATAAGTTCGGTGGTATTAACAGATCAAGACAAAAAGAAGCTTTGAAAGACCTAGTTGAAGCTAAAACATTAGCAGAACGTTTAATGAAAGACACTAAGTTTGGTAGAACTTCTAAAGAAAATATAGAAAACTACAAACAGTATTACGGTGATTCTATTAAGATGTTAAATACCTGGATACAGGCATTACAACGATAAATGTTTAAACTAGACAACAGAATAACGCTACTTCAAAGAGAACTTGAAAGCGGTAGAATAGATGAATTTCAGTTTGCACAAGGACTTAAATCATTCTATGACCGTTCTCCTACGTCATTTGACACCCGTAGTTTGCGTTTTATGGAGACTAAAATCAATGAGGCAGGCTTACCCCTTACGGAAGGTAGACAAGGGCGTAGTGACGGAGTTTTAGCACAAACCGTATCTGGATTAATTGAAGGTTTTACAACGTTTGGTTTTGCAGATACGCCTGATACATCTACAGAACGTATTGCTAATAACATAGGACATTTGATTGGATTAGCACCAAGTTTAGTAGTATCAACTATTACTGGTGGTAGAGCTGCTGCTGGTGTCGTAAGTCGTGGACTAAAAGAAAAAGCTAAGAAAAGCGGCAATAAACGTTTAGAGAAAGTAGCAGAACGCATAGATCTTAAATCTCAAGACTGGCAAAATAGCAATCTAAAAATACAAAAAGCTATGGATAGGTTTGCTAGAGCTACAAAATTAGCATCACCTATGCCAACAGGCATTGATCCAGCTACTGGACAAAAACTATATGGTGTAGTATCTATACCTGGATTAGCAGCTAACTTTATACAGAAACAAGCTACAAAAGGTTTACATAACAATAACATAAGAGTTTTAGAGTATATGAACAAAGGTATACTCAAAAGCAAGTACATAGATAAAGCAGCAGTAGAAAATATTGTAAATCAGTCTATACATTTAAGTTTGTTAATGGCTATGTCTGCACAACCTTATGGTACTAGAGGTGAAGGATTTAAAGGGATGGCTATGGCTGGTGTACATGGTGCTGTAGCAGGTAGTATATTTGGTACTATAGGTGAGTATGTAAGTATTGGTAGAATGTTAGGTAGTAGCAATGCAGTAGTTCGTGGTTCTGGGGAAAGAGTAGTTCGTGGATTTGCTAAAGCATTAGGAACGCAACCTAATAGAATAGACCAATACAATACTATTAACTTTATTATGCGTGGTGGAGCAGGTGTTTCTTATGGTACTGTTACTTCTGAGTTAAATGATTTACCACTAGAAGACCAGATATATGAAACATTAATGGCTGCATTCTTTAGTGTAAATAGTAGAGCATCGTTTGAGAATAGAGCTACAAGAGATATTTATAACTCTATGAATGCAATACCAAGAGATTACAATATGAAGAAAGCTAGAAATTGGCTTACTGAACAACCTTGGTATCAAAATGAAAGTCCTGAGTATCAAGCATACTGGAGTAGATATTTAAAAAATATACAACAACAACAAATAGATTATACTGTAAATCAATATAGTGATATTATATTAGCATATGCAGAAACATATAAAGAGTTAAAAGAAAAAGGTATTATTACTCCTGAATTAGAGCAGAAAGCTAAAACAGATCGTAAAGCTAAAGAGAAAATATTAGGAGAAATGTACGATGCTTTAGATAAACAAAAGGCTGAAATAGAAGAAAGCATTATAGCTAATCGTACAGAAAAGCAAATAGGCGATACAGAGCAAGTTGCTAAAGATATTGAACAGAAAAAATTTAGATTAGATTCTATTACATTAGAAGACGGTAGAACTATTGAGTATCAAATACAAGAAGTAGATCCGTTGTCTGAACATTTACCTAAACAAAAATCATTAAAAGATATTTTTATAGATGTAAAACGTAGAAACAAAGACGCTAGTGTGCAGGACTTACACAATATGTTTAAAAAAACTATTGATAATGTAAACTATGATATTAATGCTTTTGTAAAAGAAGTGTCTGGTAGATATAGAATTACTGTAAGTGATAAACAAAAAAGAGAACTAATACAAACTGCACATTATTTAAAAGAAATAGATCGTTTTCCTATTGCTAGAATTTACATTGTAGGTGAAGGTGCATTGTCTAAAGATAAAAATTTAGAACCTACGTTAGAAAAAGAAGCACCTGAAACAGATTCTTATGATAAACCTATCGGTGGTAGTAAAGCTGGTAACTCTACACACGGTTCTAGTCGTGTAAATAAAAATAATGATTTTAGTACCAAAGAGGGCGATACATTACATTATGACTATGAATATTTAACTGCACGTATTTTAGAGCGTTATTGGGATCACGCATCTAACTCTTATAAAAATAGACCAAGAGTTAAAAATGTTGCACCATTGTCTGTAGATATTTTTAGATATATACCTGAAGGTAAAACAGATAGCAAAGGTAATCGTATTAGACCGTTGCAATTAGCAGAACATATGACTGATAAACAGTTAAATAATATGGCTAAGCAGCTAGAAAAAGAAGGTGCATTTATTTACGCTGCTAATGGTGAAACTGGTAGAATACAAGTTAGAGCATATCCTTGGAAAACAAATACAAAGTTAAAAGATATTAAAGCATTAAATAACTTTTTAATTAATGAATTAAAGATACCAGTTACTAAAGCTAGATATAAAAGTAATATTGCTACATTAATGTGGCGTATGCAAGAAACAGGATTAATTAGATTGGGTGAAATGCCTACTAAAGATTTAATACGTGAATGGGTTAAAACAGAACCGTATGAAAGTGTAACTAAATTCCAAAAACGTACCAAGCATCATTCTGGTATTGAGATAGCATTAAATCCAGAATACTTTGCTGGGTACAAGAATTTAACAAGAACACGTCAAGTAGATATGGACGTATTTAATCCTAAGAATTTTACTGATATTAAATTATCTCTAGATCCTTTAGTAATAGAAAAATTTTTAAATGACAAACGTTATACAGATATTGATATGACACCAATATTTGAGAACACTTATATTACGTTGTATGGTAAACGTTCTAGTAAAGCTAACAATGATTTGTATGAACAGTTTGCTAAAGATAATCCAGAATTAATACAACGTGTTGAGTCACATAATAAAAAAGTTTTAGAAAGTATTGAATCTGGTAAGTATCGTTTACAAGATAAGTTTAATGATATAGGATTTAGCAAATTAAAATCTATACCAGAGTATGAACCTTTAAGTCAAATATCTATGAGTAGATACTTACGATTTGAAGGAGATACATTTAACCATATTGTTATAGAAGATTTACCAAGTAGTGTAAAAGATATGGGTAAAGCATTAAAAGAAAACAATTCAGGTACAGATGGTGTAACTATGACACACCAAAGGTTAGCTGAAATTATTAAAGAGAATTATGGATACGATCCTCGTACAGGAGTATTTAAAACATTAGGATTATTTAGACCAGAGTATGGTGTTCGTGGACAGATTATTAATAAAACAGCTGATTTTGAAATGGATAGTTATTGGCAAACATTTGCAGAAAAACACAATTTAGATAAAATACATTATGTTTCTGGTATTAAAGAGGCTACTAATATAAAACCAACTAAAGTTCGTTGGAATGAAAAAACTAAAGAGTTTGAGTTAGTTGGTAAGTTAAATGTATTTAAATCTAAAATAGAAGATAATTACTTGAATTTAAATGTGTATGAAAACTTTGAAAAGATAGGTAATCAAAAACTATTGCAGCAGGTTATGTCTAATATGAACACATTTGAAATGGACCCGAATACCAAAGTAGGTAGAGATTATTGGAATAAATGGGAAGAATTAGTTTCTAAAGCAGCAGCTGGTGATCCTAAAGCTACAGCATTAGCTGAAAAAGAATATTTAGGTAACAAAGAATTATCAGGTAGAATAGACGATATAAGCATTAAACTGCTAGATCAAATACTGTTTGAAAGACCTGATAGTAAAGCAGCACAAAGTATTATTAAACAAATTTTAGAAATAGAACGTTTATCTGATTTTGATAAACAAGCGATGCAGGAATGGACTGATTATAGAACTAATACATACAATAGACAGTTAGTAGAAGACTATTTGATTGATACAAATTTTGATCCTGGTACATATTTGAGACCTGGTGTTAGAGAGTATATTAATGAAAGAGTGCAGCAATATGTAGCTAAAAGACTTACTAGACCACGTATTAAGCACTCATATAGCTCTAAATTGGGCTTATATGACGTTTTAATTAGTGGACGTAAGCAAAAGTACTCTAAAGCTAAGAAAGGTCTAGCAAACAACGAATTTATGATGAATGAGGGTGCAAGAGATGTTGTAGAGGTTACAGTATACGAAGGTACGAAAAACGAAAAAACAATGACACTTGGCAAGTTTTGGGATACTTGGGTAGAAATGAAAGAGAATCCTACAACAAAAAGAGCACAACGTGACTTTGAAGAGTATGATTTTGTACGTAAAAACGTAGGATTTATACGTTCACCTATGATTAGTAATGGTGGTTTTCGTATAGGAGAGTTTGTTGGGTTTGCTAAAACACGTAAAGGTATATCATTAATTACCAACGAATACAATGACTTTATGATGTCTGGTGCTGATAAAGATATTGACTCTGCACATATGTTCTGGGGACTACCAAAAGAATTGACTACTGCATATAAACAATCTTTTATACAAGACCAATTAGTTCGTAAAAAGAATGGCAAAAAAGATACAGTAGATTTGAAAGATCCAGAACGTGGTAGAGAACTAGCTAATGCAGAACCATCAGAAAGTAAAGGAAAAGAAGCACATTTAGCAGACATATTAGATACAAGAGCTAAGTTAAGAAATGGTAAAATATCAACTATGTCTCAAGATTCTATTGGTTTGATTACTAATGGTGTTAATCAGATTTCATTAGAGTTAGATATTAATAGACAGCTTGAAGACAATACTCCACGTACAGATACTAAAATTAAAAGTAGAATGCGTGATAATTATTTAAATGCATTTAATGAATTAATTATTGATAGAAATGTTATGTTAAATACCTACATTGATGCTGCAGATTTGTCTAATATAGATTTACCTATTGTAGCCTTACGTAAAATGCGTGGTAAATATGAATGGATGTATGAAGGTGCTGAAAGCGGTGAAATGTTAGCACGTAGACAAGCTATTAAAAATATGCATAAACTTGTATTTGGTAGTAGACGTAAAACAGATATGCCTTTAGATGTTCAAGAAACTGCTACACATTATCTTGAAAAGACACAAGACGCTAAGTCATATTTGGGATTGATTGCAGATCAATACATTGGATTACGTTTAGAGTTAAATCCTTGGAATAGATTTAGTAAAGAACAAAGCGTAGCATTGTTAAAAGATATTTCTGAACAAATTATTAGTCATCCAATATATCGTAAAGTAGGTATAAAAGATTTTTCAGAACATTTTATGAAAGGATTAAATCCTAAAGAGTTTGATAACATAGTAGAATATGAAACATTTTTATGGAATAAACTAAATCAGGTAATTGATTTATCTTCTGCATTAAAAAAGTCTAATGACTTTAAACAATATGCAATGAAAGAATTAGAAATGACTAGTGAGTCTGTAGATGATTTTATTACACAGGTAGTAGAGCTTACATTTGAGCAGCGTAATAGATTATACCAATCATTTACAAACGACCAGAAATATTTTAAAAAACATAACAGACGTTCTTATGGTGATCAAATAGCTTACACTAAAGTTATATTAAGAGAACAATTACAGGAATTATCTAATAGAAGAAAAGAAGAAGGAAAGCCATTACCAAAAGAGGCGTTTAATAGAGTAGAAGATTTGTTTGATGTATTTTATATAGCAACACCATTAATTAAATCAGATTTTGTAGGATTTAGAGGTGAGAATCGTTTTGAGTTCTTAAGAAGAGTAAATAGTAGAATTAATGAACTATTAAAAGAGAAAGAACAAAAAGAAAAGCTTGGTGAGTTCTTTAACAAATCAGATAGATTAGAAGGACTATACAGACTTAGAGGTTCTTTACAAGCTGAGTTTACTGGACAGTTACCTGATCGTGAACAGACTTGGGCAATACGTGCTAGAAATAAAGAGTATATGTCTAAAGCTAGATATGAAATATTAAAGCTATCACAAGAATCTAGACAACAACGTATTGATAAATTGCGTCAAGAATTAGAGTTAGATAAGTTTGAAGAAGTTATAATGGACGATTTGAATGTGCCACCAAAAGGTAGGCAATCTAAAATAGACGCAAAGCCTGGTCAAGAAGTTGTACTCAAAACAAAGAAAATGGTTCCCGATTTAATTGATTTAGATATTCTTACAGATCCAGCTAAGTTAGATGCTTTGATAGAAAGCTTACAGCCATTAAAGCAATCGCAAACACCACTACTAAAAGAAAACTTAAATGAATTTAAAAATTTAATTTATTCTCAGACAGCAGTTGGTAATGAAAAGCTATTGTTTAATTTACCAAGTGAGTATTCATTTTTCTTAAAACGTATTGATAGAACATCAGACTTTATACAAAATATAGACGGTACTCGTTTTGGATTTTTTATGAAGATGATGAATAATAAGTATGGTAAAGAAGACGTGTTAACAAAAATTAAACGCAATAAAGAGTTATTACAAGAAGCTGAAAACACTCTAAAAGCTGATATTACTAGAGATATACCGTTAGATACTTTTGATGAGTTCTATAAAAAACGTGCTAAAGAAAATACAAAAGAAGAGTTTATGAATATATCGCAGCAATACAAAGTGTATGTAGACAGCTGGGCTAAAGGTAATTCTAAATTAGTAAATGAAGTTGCAGATAAAACTGAAGCTAAAATATTAAAAGATTCTGATACTATTGTTTACGGATACAATGAAAAGACACAGAAAATACAAAAGTATAACAGTAGAGAAAGTTTTGAAAAACAAAACAATAAGTATCCATATTTACAAGAATTAGAACCTTTTAGATTATCTGAGTTAATTACTAATGAAATTAATGCATTAAATCCTAGCAGAGCACACTTGCGTGATCCTAAAAAATTAGACCAAGTGCTTGGTATTTATCAAAGACTTAATAAAGAACTAGCACCGTTTGAGCAGCGTTTACAATTTGATAGAGTATTAAAGTTTAATGAAAAGACTGGTCAAATGGAAGAGTATGGTATTACTGTGCCTACATCTACATTAAAGACTGTAGCAGAAACAATATATCGTTTACACGTAAATGCTAATCAGTTAGCAGACTTTAATACAAAGTATGTTGGATTAATAAAGAAGGTATTAAACGAAAGTCAAAAAGGTTATAAAGACCATGGTAATGCATTATGGGAATATGCATCAGTAAAACATACATTAGGTAATGATAATCTTGGACCAAAGAAAGGTCAAACAACCGCTGAAGAGCAGGTAGATTTAATTAAACGTTTAGAAAAAGCAGAATCTGAGATTAAAAAAATCAACCAAAAATTTTATTATACTAACTCAAAAGGTGATCGTGTATATGTAGAACCTTTAGAGTATGCTAATATAATTAGAACTGAAGTAATACAACCTATCATGGAATACTCTTTGAATAGTATGATTAAGAGTAATTATAAAAACATTGGTAAATTGTTTGAGCAGCAAACTACATTTCCATTAGAGTTCTTTTCTAATACTACATTACCAGAAGGTCATCCAAAGTATTGGCAGCAACGCATGGCACAATTGTTTTTAAACAAACACGGATTAATTGAAGTACGTAGATTGTTATGGTTTGACAAGACTGTTCGATTACAAGCAGATAAACAAACTGGATTTGATGTACAAAAGAATCACTTCCATTACGATGATATGGTATGGATTAAGTTTCATTTAAACTTACGTGACCACATTCTTGATAAGTATTCTGATTATGTAAACAATAATGGTTCATTAGATTGGAATGCATTAAGTAGAACGAAGATAAAAGAAAATAAGAAAACTATTAGTATGGCTGACAAGGTTCGTAAAGACATTAGAGCATTTACTGGAAAGTATGGTGAATGGTCAAGTGAAGTTGGTAAGTTTGCAGAAGATGGCGTATCCGATAGATTCTTTCCACAAATGGGACAAATGGATACTAAACTTAATAGAAAGTTTATTGAAGAAGTATGGTTACCATCTGAGAAAGAACGTATTATGGCTAAAACAAATTATAAACAGCTTACTGATGCTAAGCTTGTAGAAGATGTTAGAGATAGATTAATTACATTTAAAGAAGCAAAAGAATTAGAATACCAAAGACTTGAGAATAAAGTTCTTGAGCAAAACAAGTATGAAAATCCATATATAGATCCAGAAGCTATGGATATGTTAAATCAGATTAGCACTAGAAAAGGTAAGAATCCTTATCCTGGTATGGGCACTACAACACACGCACGATCACGTTTAGAGCGTTCTATGCCTGGTTGGAGAAGTGATGGTAATGTACCATTAGACTATATGAATAGTTTAAGTAGAGGATTAATGCAAAACATTGGTGCTATGTATAGTAGAATTTATTTAGATAAGTTTTTACAACAATCTAAACAGAATCCACGTATGCGTGAAAACGCTGAAAAATGGCACGCTACAATGATTGATTTTACTAGAGGATATATGGGCTTCCCTTCAACAAGAGTGTTAGAAGTACACGGTGTTACAGCTAAAGAAATGCAGCTATTGAAAGATTGGCAGAAAGCAAACTTTGACCAAGAATGGAAAGTTGGTAAGCTAGATGTAGTAAGTAAAAAACTATTATACGATTTAGAGCAGCAATCAATACCTACTACTAGTGAACAACGTATGAAAAAACGTGAATTAATTGTTAGAGCATATAAGTCTACTAATGGTAATAAATTAAATGCATTACGTAAAGAATTAAAAACTGTTAAGAATGAACAGCGTAAAGAAGAGATAATAGTAGAAATGGCAAACGTAAAACAAAAGATGTATGAAAATGTCAAGAAACAGTTTGCTAAATATTTAGAAACACAAACTATTAAAAATCTTAATGAGTTTATTAAAGATGAAAATATAGATAAACTGAATATTAACAATACACCTAGACAATGGTTTAGTGATGAAAGTGTTGGTAATTTTGGATTAAGACTAGAAAATAGAATATCTAAAGTATATGGTGGTATTACAGGGAAAAAACTATTTCCATCACTACCAGATAATGTTCAAGCTAGACATAAAGCATTGGTAGATCGTGCACAGTATATTTCTGATCTTGAAGGTAGATTTGAATTGCTATCATTATTGTTTAGTCCTAAAGCAGCTATTACAAATATTTATGGTGGTTATCAAAACATTATTACTGATACAGGGTTTGACCATTTCTTTAAATCAGGAGATACTAATTATTTAATTAAAGAAATATTTGCTGGTCAAAAGTTTAAATTATTTAACAAAGAAACAGGTAAGTTTGAATTTAGAGAACTGCGTAATAAAGAAGATATACACGAAATGATTGATTCATTAGGATTGCTTGAAGGTAATTTATTACAAGAGTTAGCATACATACAGGCAAATGAACCTGTGCAGGCTAAGAAGTTTTTAAAAGAATTGGTAAAGAAAGTTACTGCACATACTAGAGCTGAAAAACTATATGGTAATAGTAAAGAAGTAAACGATAAAATTAATAAATACGTTAATACTACTGTAGGTGAGTTAGCTAAGAAGTATAACGTGAATAAAGCTGTAATGGATAAAGGTAGTATTTTTATGTCTGCTACTGAAAAACATTTAAGACGTAAAGCATTTTTAGCACATTATTTGAAAGCTAGAGAGATCTATTCTGATCTTGAAGGTAATATAAGAGTAACAGATGAGTTCTTAGTAGATAGTGCTAGAAAGGGCGTAGAAGCGTCTCAATTTATTTATCACGCTACATTTAGACCTAACTTTAGTAACACAGCTTTTGGACGTGTTATGACACGTTTTCAACCATATGCGTGGAATAGTATACGTAGAAGAAAAGTAATCTTTGAAGATATGATGGCAGCAGAAGGTCATCCAAACTTTGAGGTTACAAAACGATTCCAAAGACAAGTAGCTAATGATATGATGACAATGGCATTAGGTACATTGTTTGCTTATTCTATATTTGAATATGCATTATCACCACCAATGTCTTGGATGAAAGAAAGTGCGGAGTTTTTATTTGGCGATGAAGAAACTAGAAAAAAAGCATTCTTTAATCAGTATCCAATACAAGCATTAGCACCATTACAAATTATAACACCACCAGCAAGTAGATTTATATTACCACATATTAATGGTATGGTTAATGGTGATTATGAAGCATTTTGGAAATATACTGCTTGGACTTATGTACCAGGAGGTAGATTTGCTAGAGATGTATATAAGACTGTTAATAATCCAAAATACGCTGTAGAATATCAGACTGGATTACCATATAATAGCTTTAAATGGCATATGGCAAAGGTCAGACGTCAAGCCGAACAGAGAGAGATAAACGAAGATCCAACGACTTGACGTCTTTTTCATACGGCATAGGAATTATTTTTTTAACATACGCAATGCATCTTTTAACCTTTTATGTTTTGTGGTCAAAAGATTTATTGCTTCTTCCGTCAAACTTATTAGTTCTTTCGTTTCTTTTATTAACATTTCTTTTTCTTTTTTATCCATATTTGCTTTCCTTTTATATTGCAGTACGAATAGTTAGGCTTCTCCTCACTCGTAACATTTGTCGAGTGGTAGGGTACCACACTCACTCTATCGCTTTCTATGTATAATCATCTATCATATATGTGCGGGTATGTTCGATCATCGCACTGTCCTATAGCCTTTACTTACTAACGAATCATAGAGGACTATTTATACTGCAATATATATTATTAATTATTATGGCTTAGGTTAACTAGAAGTGAGCAAATACTAAATACGAAACTATACGGACTAATGTATAGTTTGTTTTAGTAGCCATACCAATATCGTATTTGCTGCTACCTAAGCCATAATGTTATTTAATCATTGCATTCTTTACATTTTTCTGGTGCTCTAGCACCCTCAATAACTACATCATCTTGATCAAGTCTATCTTCTGTTGATCTTACAATTTTATTGTTATTTTTTTCTAATGCAACAATAATCTTCTTAGCTATAGATAATATAGCTTGAGCTTCATCTTTATTTAATTCCATCTAACTTCTCCTTTTCAATTTTTAAAAGTTCAAGTAGTCTTTGTAATGGTAGTATAGCTAAAGCTTCTTTTCTATCCATACGTGTAACAACTACATCTACATCATCTCCATGATAGTCTGGATACAACCATTGTGCAACTTTTTTTCTACGCTTTGCTTGTATTGTTGTATTTTCAACTATAACGTCTACGACTTCAGATTTACCAAGTGATCTGCCATCAGAGGCATAGGCTCTCTTTGCAGAAAGCCCTACCTCTTTAGCTGTGTTCACTATCTCACGTTCGAGATTGTTACCACGTATTTTATTTCTATGCGTCACTTCCGCCAAGATTTCCTTGCATACTAACGATGTTGAAATCTTCCTCGTATTTCTTGATAGCTTCTGGTGACTCATCCCAGTATCTTAGACCAAATGAAAACTCCATTGGACCGAATCTGGTATCGAACCATAAATGGTTACCAAAATTATTATCTATTCGTGTAGACAATACAATAAACTTAAGCATACGTAATTCTGCTTTTTGTATATTGTTTTTATCTACATATTGTGCGTTAAACAACTTCTTCAACATATGTATTTCCTCCGTTTATTTGTTTAAATGTCATATTCGTTGCATTGAATGCTGCTAACATCTTGAACTGACCTTCGTCACGAGATTTTACTGATGTAATTTCTCTTGCTGGATCGTTTCTGTTACCTTTAATCAATACAACTTTATCTGCTTTTTGTACAACATTACTACTACCTTTTAAGGAATGCAAGTTAATAACATTGTTAGCTGCCGATGTTTTGTTTAAGTGATGAATTGCTATGATTATTATATTAGTTTTCTGTGCTATTTGTTTTAATGCACCAATAACTACATTTTGCTTTTCAATTTCACCTTTAACAAAATCAACTTCAACTTCGTCTGTAGTATCCACAACAAGAACCTTAGGCTCATATTCTGCTACTACTTTCTTGATAGATTCTATCCTTGGTGCTATTGTCATTACTTGAACGTGATCTAGCTTATCTTTAACACTAAATTCTGGATTAGTCTTGTATTGTTCAAGAACCCACTCTTTAGGTTTGTTTGTAGCAATTTGTACAAATCGTCTAAAGATAAGTTGTTCGTTCATTTCTAATGACAAAAACAATGTCTGTTGTTTTGCTTTTACAATTAAGTCTTGTATAAAAGCTGTCTTACCAAGACCAGTATCACCAGAGAATATTACTAACTCACCAGGACTAAATTGATATGGATTACAACCATATATGTTTTCTAGTTTGATAGAGTTTTGCTCTAGTTGTTTTGTTACATAGGTTCTTAATGCATCTTCTAATGCATCTACACCTTTAATATCCAGTGTATAATCTTTACGTTTGTAATGAATACATTTTGAATCGCAATATGCTGCCATAATGTGATCGTCACAACCGTATTGATATGAACCTTCATAAACATTAGTTACTGTTCTTGTTATTTCTTCTTCAGACATTGTGTTATCTGCCCAGGTAAACATACCATTAAGGGCAACTAACATAGGAACACCAGCTCTTTTATATGCACTAACCATTCGCATTAGTTTCATATTTCTAGAACCTTTCATAGGACCTTCGTTAAATACGTGCTGCATACAAGATACTACTGACGTAACATCAGAATCCGTTTTGGTATTCTTATTTGTATACTGAATCGTAGGTGATGCAACTACCATAGATTGTAAATAGGGCTCTACTGTAGGTTCTGTGAATAACGTAGCAAAGAAGCTAGTATTCATAGCTGATTGAGTTTTATTAACATAACTCATATAGCTTGACTGAGATGAAGATATTTCTTGAATCATATCCATATCTAAGTCTGACAATAGCTGTAGTGGAATCCATACCTTGTGGAGTTTTGTTTTTGTGTTTAACGACCATTTGCATCGAATGATCCTTGTCTTATCATAGATGCTGTCTGCAAAGTCGAAATGCTTATTCATTGTAAGTTTAAGCTTTTCGTGTATATCTCTGCTTGGTTGTAAACCAAAAACATTCTTCATTTCAATATGGAAACCACTACCACTAAACCATAAGTTTATGTCTTCTTCCATTACGCCCTTATCAAACATTTCAGATATACATTGTTGAACATACCCTATAAAATGATCGCTAGGTATATCTCCTTTATCGATGTCAAGTATAATGTAATCGATATATGCAATACCATTAAATCCTTTTACAGACTCTGTTTTTTCAACGTGATCTTTAAAGTCTTGACCAAACGTGAAATAGGAACGATACATTTCCGTTCCTTTCCACGCATTGTTAATAACTTTTTGTTGATAAGTAGCTACATCAGCAATAGAGTTACGTTTGGATAAACTACCTTCTACTAGTTCGAGATAGTATTTATTTTCTTCCATCCTTTTATTTTCCCATTAGTTGCTGATTTAACTTCTGTTAGTGCAAATCCCATAAGCTCTTTATTAATTATGTCTTCTTGACGTAATTGTCTAAATGCTCTGGAATATGTACTTGCCGTATGTATTTTGTTATATTTGATTTTACCATAATGTGGTACTTGACTCTCAAAGTTCCAAGTAAAGAATACTTCACCATTCTCTAAAGAGTCAAGCCAATTAATAACAATAGTCTTAGCTGTCATTAAAACGGTAAGTCATCAACCATTACACTTTCTTGAACTTCAGGTACGGCAGGTGCTGATGTTTCTTTACGAAAGTTTTGCGGATAACCTTGTTTTATAGACTTTTCAAAGTCTTTCTCGAGTTGATTTGTATCTTCCCAAGAAGAAACTCTGTTCCAAAGATTGCGTTTGTATTTACCAGTAGACTGATAACTTAATACTGCAATCTTTGCATTTGCTAAGACATCTAGATTGATGTCACCAGTATCAGATACTTCTAAATCTTTACCAGCTGCAAGATACAATGTATTTACTAAGTCTGGATATTTTAAATCCAATACTACACCATTTGTATCTTTATCATAGTTTTGATTTAGAAATAAATTAGACTTGTATCCATTTGTAGAATCTTCAAGCTCTAATTTAACTGTTGTATCAGTATACTGTGATTCGATTTGTTCTGCTCCAACAATGAAGCATTTGTTAATGAAATAAGGTTTATTACCACCATTAGATGATGATTTAACCTTAGTACCCGTAATTGCCATATGATACCTCCTTATCTTTGGTCATTAGCGTGATCTTGATTACGTTCGTTTGCACCGTCAATTAGCCCTTGATTGATACTTTCAATGTAAGTGCTAAGTGCATCCGTTGATTTAGCATAATCTACTAAATCTACATCTAGTAATTCGTCTTTCTCAAATGGTAGTTTAAGTAAAACAAAAGTACCGAAGTCGTTTACTATATGTTTTGTTTCGCCAGGTTCCATAGAACCAATTCTATGTTCACTAGGCATTTTCTTCTTTGACATTATTTGCCTCCTTAAGCTGATCTTCGAAATATCTTTTAGCTGTTTTTACTCTAGCAATAGTATCGTAAAAACCACTTTCACGCTTTTTAGTAAATGCAAGATAAGATGCTTCATTAATTACTTCAGCTTCTTTACACTGTTTTGCAAGCGTGTCAATTTCTGTAAGTTCTTTAACTTTAGGTTTGAATACTGCTTGTTTTGCCTTAGCATTCTCAACTTCTTCTTTGCTAGCAATGGCAAAATCTGCACCAATACCCATATTGGCAAGTGCCCTCCCGACGGCACTCGTTTCGCAATTTTCCATAGCACTCGTCTTATTAACAAAGCCAGTATTGTCTCGCTCAGCTGCTGTTCCAGTGAAGTATCTTTCTGGTACTTCGAGTACATTGGGCGTGACTTTTGCTTGGATTCTATATTCATTGCATTGTTCTCCAGTTGGTGTATCTATGATTCGTTCTACTTGTAGAACTTCAGTAGTGATCATACCATAAGGATACATATTATGAAACTCTTTAATACGATCGTTAACTAAGGCATAATCTTTTAGATTAAATCCCATAAGGTTCCTCCGTTTATTTATTTATATTGGTTAGCTTGGACAACTAAATTAGTATTTCCAACTTAATTATCCAAGCATTTTTACTATTGTTTATCAGATTTATTTACATAATTACAAGCATATAATATGCCGTAACATAGTGCAAATACTAGAAGTAATTGTAACATTGATTCCTCCTTAATCTAATAGTTTCATATACGCTTCAGCATTATTAGTTCTAAACCAATTTAAGCCTTTGCGTACTACTTTTTGTGCATCAGGATCTAGAAAATAATTAGGCGATTTTAATTGTGCCCTCATTATTTTTCTGTATACTGCTTCTTCTACTGGTGATAATTTATGAGACTCACCACTAAAAGGATTTTTAACATCTAAATCGATGTCTTCGTGATCTAGGAACTTACATTCAGACATATCGTATGGAAATTTAGTATACTTTCTTGTTGTAGTATGTTCATATCCATATATGTCAGTGTAAGTTATATTGGTTTTACTCGGACCACTTCCCATGTAAATCCCTCCTTTGTTAGTTGCTCAAGCAACTTTTCGTGCCATATTTTAGCTTCTTCCTCTGTAGCATAGTTAGGATGAAACTTGGCATTTCTAGCTGCTTGATAGTGTTTAACTGATAGTATTTTAAGTAATACTATATAGTTTGGATCTGTATGGCTTTCTGCTACTGAAACCACATAGTGTTTACTCCTCATCAGACGGTGTTATTGAACCAGTTATTTCATCTATTACGATTTGTAATGGTTTCAATTTTGTTCTCAATGGTATTGATTGATCTGCATACTTATCTTTATCTACATTTAAATAAGTTAATTCAGACATCATCCATTGAACTCCGTCCCAATAGTAAATATATTCAATATATATATCTCCTATTGTCATACGAAAATATTGTTCTATATTTTCATATGAATCGTATTCTACTTTTTTGCCCATATATTCAATCTGAGCATCGCTTATAGAACGAATAGATTTAAGTTCTATTTCATCTACTGCTGACTGAGTATTGAAATGATGTAGTAATTCATAACCAACTCCACCTATCATTTCGTTACATCTTATAAAGCCAGGATAGCCGTCAAAGTGGCAATAAACTGATTTCAATGTTTTAAAGCCTTCTTCGTCGGTTCTATTAAATAGGATGTTTGATCGTGTTGACATTATACACCTCTCTTTTTACGTATTGATGTTACCATACTACCTCTACCATCTTGGATATACATAAATTCATATCCTAAATCGTCAAGTAAAGCTATATGTTCTTTGATTGCTATTTGTGTTTGTAATGCAAGTTCAGATACGCTGCTGTCATCTAGCTTGTCTAGTTCTTGTCTTACTATATCCATTTCAGATAGTTTACCCATTTGTTACCCCTTCCACTTGATTTGCTAAATTATTGATTTCATCAACTTTGTTAGCAATCATTTGTTTATTGGCTTCAATTTCAGCTTCCATCTCTTTTTGCCTCCATTCTGCTGTTTCCATAACGCCTACTGGTAATATTCCATGAGGTTCTATCATTACGGTTTCATTATTACCCATATCTACTTTTAAAGTATTAGCTCTTCCAGTAGACCAATGAATAGCACCAGGACCATTACCTTCGTCATCTTCAGATATAAACAATGCGGTACCACTATCTAGTATTAATACTAAACCAGTAGTGCTGTCTTCATCCCATTTCTTCCATAGGATTGTTTCTATCTTTTGTCCTTGCAATAAAGCAAAAGCTTTCTTGTGCCAACCTTCTACTCTTTGCATTTCTTGTTTAATTGTACTCATACGTTCCTCCACTTATATTGATTATCTATATTATTAGAGTATTTAGGCTCTTTGCCTATTAATACGTCACTAAATGTTCCTAGATCTGCAATATATATATCATTTCTAGGACTGCTTTTATACCAATCGTATATTTCTTTTACCATTTTTTCAAATTTCTTTTTATATCGTTTATTAAAGAAATTCATAGAATACTTAGCTTGTATTTTACATCGTTTACAAGCATAAGTATCTTTTTCTATTACGGTATAAAAATCATCATATACTTCCTGATATGTTAATTTATCTTTCACGCTCTTCCTCCATCTAATATTTTCATATATTTATCTTTATTGCCATTGCAATCTTCAATTACTTTTTCTTCCCACTCTTGTTGGTGCATAGCATATTCAAACTCTCCACAACAATCACCAGCATATTCTGGTTCTGTTGTTTCTTTACTGTAGTCGTTTTTGAGTGTATTCATATTAATAAAAACTTTTTCATACACTTGATCACTACCACACCAATTGCATACCCAATCACCTACTTCGTTACTCATTGCTGGTTTCCTCCATTTTCCAAAATTGATAAATCCATTGATCTTTATATTTTTCTGAAGAATTACTATCTGTAAATAAGTACCAAGCTTTTCCATATTTCTTTGAAAATGCTTCACGTTCAGCAATACCTTCTTTTGACCAAGGATCATTGAATTTCATTTTTTTTATTCTATCGTAAATCGTTTCAGGTTTTTTATCTGTTTTACGATTTAACCAAGCTTTTTCTCTACTATTCATTATTTTCTCCTTTCAGAACTGAGGCAACCATAACAAGACAAATCACATGTTAGTAAGTTGTTGCCTCTATTCTGATACCACCAGGAATATCCTGGTTAGTTATAATTCACTTGGTCGTTTACCGACTTTCATCATCCAAGGTTCTAATGACATATGTAATAACCAGTCCGACATTGAAATAAGTTTACCTATGTCTTCTACGACATGTTGTTCACCTATTTGTCTTACTGGTACTTTTCTGCCATCAGAATTGGTGATGTATTTACCGAATACGTCAATACACCAACCAATACCTTCTGTATGATGTCTCATTGATCTGTGAGTTGGTAGTGAACAACCACGTTTAGAATCATCAAACCAATGATGAATCTTAATGTAGTCATCTACTGTACCTCCCCACTTCTTTACACTGCTTTTACTATGATATAAAGGGTCCATTACTCTGTCTCCCTTGTACGCTCTATTTTTTCGTTAAGCATATCTGTAATAAAATCGTGTAACTGTTTTAGTCTTGATTGATCTTTCTTCAAGGAAATATCTAAAACTGATGTTTCCCAAGATTTTCTTCTTGGAAACATGTCTTTAATAAATCCTTTTAGTCTTTTCTGAAGAGTATCATTCAACACTACTGTTGTTTCTTCTCTTTCGGTAACCATTACATTTGTTTCTTGATTGATTTTAAGATTCACTGTATTGTCTTCGATTGTAACTTCAAACGAATTTTGGCTACCGTGATTGTTTTGCCAACCAGGCTCCAACATTCCATAGAATGCTTCATCAATATCTTCCCAAATACTTTTATGTACTTTTGGATACATTAATTCTAAAATTCTTGTATCAAAGTGTGTAAAAGTATCCTGGAGAGCAATGCCATGAACATATGATTGTGCTCTCCTTAACGTTATACCACGTTGACCATTCATAGCTATATTATCAATGCTATGTAATGACCATCCCATTTCTAATACGCTTTGAACTATACCATTGGACCAATCTTCTAAATCCATAGTAGCAAACTCTTCTGGATCCATATCTTTAAGATATTGTTTGCGATCGTCTAGATAGCTTTTTAGTTTTTCAGTGTAATCATCAGAATCCCATAAATGATAATCAAATATGTTATCTGGTGTTACGTTGTCTCCGTGACGTATTGTCATATAAAAATGTCTTAACATATGCGATGGATATATATGCTCACCATTTTTGTCAAGAAACTCTACGCCTTCTAAACAACCATCATCGCCATATCCATTGTATTCAAGATGGATACTTGCAATGTTGGTGTATTCTATAATTGGTTTAAACTTTTCGTGCAAGTTTATCTTTTGAGAATAACTCTTAAATATATTTTGTACTCTAGTTAAGTCATACCAATTATATCCATGGATTCTTTTGTCTTCGCCTCCACCAAGCGTTTTACTAATAGCTTTATCAAACTTAATTTTAAGATTGTTAAAGTTTACATCATGATAACTCATTATTGTCTCCTCTTTGTTTTATTCTGCAACTCAATTAACATTGCTGCAAGATATACTATCATATCTAATGCCTCTTCGATAGCATCTTGCAAGTGATCTCTTGTACCGTCTAATGGTACTTCTTCTCCGTGCTCTATAGCACCATGTTGAAGTCTTTCTTCTATTAGTTCAAGTATTGTTTCGTTGTTGCTTTTTTTAATACCTAACCAATGTAATATTTTTTTAAACATATTATTTCCCTTTTAATTCGTATATGACGGAAAGAGAGAACCGCCATATACTATCTTGTTCATCTATTGATTTCCCAAGAATAAAAAGAAGGCTCTGTTAATTCGCCTTTATCTGCCTCATCTTTTAAACTTGGTACTTCACTCTCTTTTAGGTCGTTCATTACTGATTGTGATAGAAGATACATACTATCATCACAACACTGCTCTTTTGTTTCAAAATTCCATTGTTGTATTTCATAGTTGTACTTGCTTTCTGCTATCGTTGTTCTGCAAGTAGGACATACTACTCTGATAGGTTGTCTACTCATTTCAACACCACTTTGTAGTATATTGCCCACATTAAAGGTTTTGACATTTTACTGCAAACCTTATTGCATGCTGGATCGTACGCATTTGTTGCAGCATCTTGCAATGTTCGCAAGTTCACTTTGTATGTTTTTGTAAACCACTCAGTGAATACTGTTGAATGCTGCAACTTTGCGTGATACATTTGTTTCTTAGTCATCTTTAAGTATCCTTATTGGTCTTGTTTTAGCTTTAACATTGACATAGATTTCAACAACTTCGTCGTTAAACTCAAACTGTTCATCTGGGTACTCATCGAATGTAAGATTTACGTCCATATTTTTATCTTTTGGAACGTGTTTCTTTCTAGGCTTTTTCTCTTTACCATTCATAGAACATATCCTTTCGTAATCGTTCTAAGCTATCATAAATAATCTCTGCTATTTTTAGCACTATCATTATGCTGATAAAGAAGAAAAACCATAGTGACAAGTCAAGTGCTACTGACGATATGGTATTCATATACTCTGCTGTAAACATAGAGTATTTGGTATCAAATCGTACGAATAGAACTATCGTTGTTACTATTGTTGCTGTGCCAAGTATACATATTCTTAGCACATTGATTAGGTAATTGTTAATACAAGAATATGCAAATCCAGCGTTCTTACCTTTGTACGCTGTCTTTAGTTTTAAAGCATATTCTCTTATTTTATTATACGGCATAGTGCACCTCTCTTATTATTAATAAAAAGCTTTGCCGACCAATATAGTGGATTAACTGATATAGGTATATTGATAGGATTGTGTGATCTGTTGTGATACTGGTCGGCATAAGTTATAATAGTTATTTCATACACCAATGGCAAGGCGTTTTTACGAAAGGCATTACCAATGGTTTAAAAATCTCTTCGATGCGTAGCACCGATGGTTGCACTATGGTACCAACATTTCTGCTGATACCATAGTACTGCAACATTACTACTGTAATTCGCCAACAACATCTGCTTGGGCAACTACATAGAATGTTAAGAGTTCAGTCTTATTATCTCTGGATGATGTATAAGACTCGTATTCGACTGGTATTTCGTTACCATTCTCGTCGATACTATTCTCTACAACTTGCAAATTCTGTAATGCAAGGTATTTAGTAAACGAATCATACATTAACCAACTGGATAATGACGAACTCTTAATGGTTACCATGTACTGGAACTTGTACTTATCATCATGCTGTTCAGTAGCATTGGACAATGTACGTGTGTTCATAGCACCCAAGGTAACATTAGTGCTTAGTTTAGCACGATCTTTTGGTTTACTACAAGTCGCCTTAGTTGGGCGAACTTTAATGGATACAAGAGATTCACTAATGTTAGCTTGTTTAAGCGTATTGAATGACTCTTGTAATAGTATATTATTAGACATAATGTACTCTCTTTCTTTTTGTTTTAATTAATAGTAGGGGACGAAGTCCCCGAAGGTGCAGCTACACCCGTTAAGCAAATATTGACTTAGAAATATTCAAACGAATAATTTCAACGATATTGAATATGAAAAGTCAATATTTGTAGGGAGTAGGTGTTATATATACTACACACACGCAATCTAAGGCAATTTTTTAAAATGATTGCAAGGTAGCTAAAAAAATGATTAAGTTAAAATATGAAACAGGTGAAAAAACTACTTACATTTCTTAAAAAGAATAAAGTAATGGAACGTTACAACAAAACAAAGAACAGGTGGGAAGAAGTAGAACTTGATCTAGCAGATGAAGAAACGTTCGGTTTAATACAGACAATGTCAGCAGAATTAGACATTTTAGTACGTATCGAAGAAATGGAAATAGGAGTTAAACCTAATAAGAAAGATGTTAACTGATTGCAAGGTATAAACGTATATATATACGTATATAGATAAACGAGTATATTCGTACGATTATACATACATTTATATGTATTGCTATATAATAAACGTTTATAGATAAACTATGAGACAAAAAAAAGACAAGCCGACATTAAAAGAAGTGATAAGACTAGTAGGAACACTAGCCGTACAGATAGAGCAATTGAAAATGCAAATTTGGAACGGAGATAGAGCCCTAGATTTATATTTAGAGATGAAAGGCGATAAAGAAGACTTTAAAAAATTTTTAGAAAAAAAATTCCCAATAGATGATAAAGATAACAAAAAGACTGAAGAAAAATAATTTTCAGCCAAAAGAATACCTAGTGTATACTACCAAAGACAAAAGTATACCAGAGTATGTACATTGGCAAGAATGCGATGTAGATGATTGGGGAATTAGTGATGATGGATACATTAGTAAGTGTATTTATCGTAATACCTACAAAAAAGGGACGCTGGTGACGTTTCCGTATGGTAGGCAATGGTTAGGTAGCAATAGACGTTTAGAATTTGAACCACACTGGCATTCTGGTAATTTAAACAACGTTTCTACTAAACCATACAGTGAGATAGAGTCACGATCTCAAAGAGCAGCGTTAGCAGTAGATGCATTTATTGCATATAAGGTAGCGGGGGAAAAACCTGATATGGAACAGATTGGCAAGATATATAGACCAGACCAAGCTGAGCCACATATAGCTGCCAAAAGATTATTTAAGCTGAAGGAGACAAAGCAAATGATAAAGGATAAGTTACAAGAGGTGTTAACTGAAAAAGGTATAGATGAAGGATATGTATTGGATGTAATGAAAGATGCAGTAGCAGTTGCTCAGATGAAAGAAGATCCAGGCAATATGATACGTGCAGCAGATAAGTTGTCTGAGTTTTTAGATATGAAACCACAAAAGACTCAACAAACAGAGACATTGGAAATGGATATTAGTCATCAAATATCAAATCAGTTTGAAACGCAAAAGAAAAAGTTAAAAGCTACACAAACTAGAGAGATAAGTGATGGAGAAGAGAATAGTACTGAAGGGTGAAGAAGATAATATCCTAGTATTTTTAGCTACGATGATACAAGTAGCAAAAGATATGGAATTAGAACTGACCATTATTGTAGATGAAAAATAGTAAAAAAGAAATTATAACATCAATGCAACAAGATATGTTGCTATTTGGTAGGATGGTAATGCCTAATATGTTTAGTAGTGAGTCTCCTCCGTTTCACTACGACCTAACAAAACATTTATTAGACAATGAACAGAAACAAATAAACATCATAGCACCACGTGGTCACGCAAAATCTTCAGTGGTTGCTGGTATTTATCCGTTGTTTCATTTAATGTTTGATCCAGGTATAAAAGTGATTGTGCTTGTGTCTAGAACGCAATCACACGCTACTAAACTATTAGGTACCATCAAAGATGTATTAGACTATTCTCAAGAGTTCAGATACTTCTTTGGCTATTGGGGAATGCAATCAGCACGTAAATGGACCAACACAGAAGTAGAACTTAAGGATGGTAGTGTTATTATTTGTAAAGGTACTGGTCAACAGATACGTGGTATTAAACACGGAAATCAACGACCTACTCTTTTAATATTGGATGATCCTGAAGATGAAAACAATACGAAAACAGCAGAAGCTATGGAATACAACTTACGTTGGTTGTTGCAATCTGGTGTTCCATCCCTGGACCCACTTAACGGTAGAATCTGTGTTATTGGTACTCCGCAGCACGAACGTTGTATGGTAGAGACATTAAAAGATATGAAAGGTTGGGAAACGTTAGAGTTTCGTCCAGACTTAGAAAACAAAATACCATTATGGAAAGAAGTATGGTCTATAGACAAATTGATACAAAAGAAAGAAGAGTTAGATAGTATTAATCGTCTTTCGGTATTTTATAGAGAATATTTATGTCAAATTGTTGGTGATGAAGATAATTTGTTTAGAAAAGAAGATATTCAGTATTACGAAGGATTCCTCGAACAAGATGAGGAAGGATTGTCGACTCTTGTCCTGACGAGCCTAAATGGTGAGGAAGTAGACGAGAGAAGACCTGTAAACGTGTTTACTGGTGTCGATCCTGCATCTAGTACCAAAAAAACTGCAGACTATTCCGTGGTATTTAACTTAGCTATCGATGAACACAATAATAGATTTGTATTGCCTTACTATAGAAAACGAGCAACACCATTACACTTAGCAGATGCTATTATTAGAAATTTTAAGACATATCGTAGTACCAAAACAAGAATTGAGTCTGTTGGTTATCAGGAAATGCTTCGTCAATACATTAAAGAAGAATCTGAGAAACTTGGACTGTTTATCCCTGGTCTTGAGATTAAAGAAAACCCAAGAACTAGGAAATCGTACAGATTAGAGAGTTTGCAGCCATTATTTGCAAACAAAAAGGTATTTATCAATAAAAGTATGCAGGCATTAGAAGATGAGCTACTTTTATACCCTAGAGGTAAGCACGATGACTTGTTAGACGGATTTTACTACGCAAATAAAAATTCGTACAGACCTGGGCATTCCTATACGCCATTTAGTAAGAAAATTCAAGATTACTATCCTCGTCTACAAAAAAGTTGGAAAATCAACTAATAGTTCTTGACTTTCGTCTATATTTTCTTATAAGTTAATATAAGGTGCAGATAGATTTAGTAAAATATTATATTACTCTTAATAATTTTACAGAATTAGTGGATAGGCACACAAAAGTGGAAGTGCCAAAAGGATATAGGATAGTAAATGCCAGAGAGCATAAAAAAGACAAAGAAGTCACAAAGAAGTCAGAACTACAACGATCTGATTGATGTATTCGGTTATATACCAGGTAGATTAAAACCAGAGTCTGGTGAAATACCTGATGAAGTACAAGAGTCTATTGAACTATTAACTGAATACAATAACTTGCGTGAAATATGGGCTGTAAAGTTTCAAGAGTCTATTGAGTTTAGAGCTGGAGCACAGTGGTCGCAAGATGAACGTGATATTCTAGAACAACGTGGTCAGGCACCTATTGTTGTAAATCGTATTCATCCAATCGTAGAAACAGCTAAATCTCTACTTACCTACAACTCTCCTGAGTTTCGTTCATCTGCACGTGAAGACTCTGATAGAGATACAGCTAAAGTATTTTCTGATTTATTTGCTTGGATGTGGGATCAATCATCTGGTAATGAAGAATTAAAGAAGATTGTAGACGATTACTATGTCGGTGGTATGGGCGTAATGCACATTTATCAGGACCCTATGGCTGATTTAGGTAAAGGTGAAGTATGTTTAAAATCAATTAATCCATTAGATGTTTACATAGATCCAAACGCAAAAGACGTATATGCACGTGATGCTGCACATATATTGGTAGTAAAATACATTACCGATGAACAAGCTATGCAAATTTATCCAGACTTTATGGATATTATTCAAGATGCTGATAGTGCTATTGATAATGACGAAGAAGTACCAGCAACAGACTTAGCTGCTACTGAAGGTCAAATATTTAATACTGACGAAGATACAAACTATCATACTAAGAGAAAATACATAGAGCGTTATACAAAAGAAATGCATACATACTACAGTGTGTATGAACCATTTTCACAAAAAGAATATTTATTTAACGCAGAAGAATATCAAGAGTATAAAGATACATACTATATGCGTTTAACCAAAGCAACTGGTGAAGAAGTATTTATCTCTGACGAAAATGCAAAAGAAGAATTATTAGAAGTTATTGAAGACTATGGACCAATTTTTCACTTTGAACTACCAGACCCTGAGATAGATGACGCTGGTAATATGATTCCTCAAAGCCCTGTAAAAGTATCAGGAATGGAAGACGAAGATGCTATACCAGGTAGTACTACTGTTATTACCCCGTTAACAGCAGAAGAAATGATTGGTATGGAAAATATTATGGTAAACAAAATTGAGAAATGCTGCGTAAAGCTTACAGCTACCGTAGGAAACAATTTATTGTATACTAGAATATTACCAACAGAAGATTATCCTATTGTACCATTAATGAACATTCACCATAGAAATCCATTTCCTGAATCAGATGTGCGTTTATATAGACCATTACAGGAATACATTAATAAGATTCGTTCATTGATTATTGCACACGCAAGTACAAGTACAAATGTTAAGTTGTTGATTCCTCGTGGCTCAGCAGATCTTCGTCAAATCGAAGAAGAGTGGAGTAGAGCAGGTACCAGTGTTATTGAGTTCGATGCTGAGCTAGGTGCACCTATCGTTGCTGGACCTGTACCACTACCTAATGAACTATATAAAAATGAAGCAGATGCTAAGTACGATCTTGAATATGGATTTGGTATTTTTGAATTAATGCAAGGTAGTGGTATGAACTCTCCCTCAACTTATAGAGGAACACTTGTCGTTGACGAGTTTGGTCAACGAAGAATTAAATCTCGTAGAGATGATATAGAAAACTTTTTAAACCAATGTGCTAAAGTAGCTGTACCATTGATGCAGCAAATTTACACAGAAGAAAAAGTAATTAGATTAGTACAACCAAATGGTTTAGAAAAAGAAGAACGCTTTAACTTTTTCAAAGAAATGGAAAATGGAGATGTTGCACGTTTTCACGATGTAACTATTGGACGATATGATGTTAAAGTTGTTTCTGGTTCAACATTACCAACAAATAGAATGGCAATGTTAAATACTTATATGCAAATGTATCAAGCTGGATTAATTGACCAAGTTGAAGTATTGAAGAAATCTGAACTTGTAGATATTGATGGCGTAATGCAGCGTAGTGGACAAATGCTACAAATGCAACAGCAGATGCAAATGATGCAAGAAGAATTGAAGAAAGTCAAAGGTGACTTACAAACCGCTACACGTGAAGAGCTACACGCTAAAAAACGTTTAGAGGTAGAAAAATTTAGTTCCGATTTAGATAAAATATCTAATAGGGCTGAATCTGCTACTCAGCTATATAAAGCTAGAATAGCAGACGTTGAAAACAATCTAATGAACTCCGTTAGCTCCGTAGAACAGGAACTAGCTGAAGAGCTAAATGAACCTAAACTTGGAGAGATGGAGAGTTAGGAGGATAAAATGAGTAACGAAAATGAGATACTAAACACAGAACAATCAGTAGATCCACTTACAACTGCTAGTGTACCTACTGGTGACGATGACATTTTTAATGAAGTATTTGGAGTGAATACAGACCAGTTTGTAGCTAGAGTTGGCGAAGAAGTCCAAAATACCATCGAAAGTGAACCATCCGAAGTATCTGATGTTAGTAATCCAAAGGAAAGTCCTGACCAATTTCAGTATTGGCAGAGTCAAGCAGATAAAAAAACTGCTGAAGTTGAAACGTTAAAAAGGGAATTAGAAGCTCTTAAGTCGAAAGAATTTTCTGCTCCTTCACAACCTCAACCAGTAGTTGAGTCTAAGGAAATGGTTAAACCCGTTAAGCCTGTTAGACCATCTGACTTTGATAATTCCGAAGCACTAACTGATCCTGATAGTAAATCTGCAAAATATCTTGCAGCTAAGGAACAGTATTTAGACGATATGACTGAATACTTAATGTCTCAGGAAGAAAAACGTAACCAGTTAACAGAACAACAGCTGGCTGAACAACAAAAGTTGCAGTCACAAAATCAATTGTTGTCTGATTTACAATCTGGTTATGGATATACTCCTGAACAAGCTAGCGACTTTGTACAAACAATGTCATCACCAGAATCGTTATCACTAGATAACTTGGTCAAACTACATAAGGTATTAAACTCAAAGGAAAGTGAAACCATCCCAGTAGCACAACCAAATGTAATTGACAGAAGAACTTCTGAGTATGCACAAAGACAACAGAAGTTAGCTATTCCTAAACCTATCAGCACGCAGCCAAGTGTTAATAAGCAGTCATCTAATAAAAGTATAGAAGATCAAATGATGGATTCTATGGTTCAAAACTATAAGAATAAGAATCCATTTTAATTAAAGGAGAAATAAGATGTCTGATGTATATAGCATAGGACCAGGAGTTACTTTAGACGGCTCAGCTGGAAGTGCCAGCTCTATTAACGATTCAAGAAGAATCTTTAATTTTGGAGAAAGAGTCGCTGAATTAGCACCTCAACAATCACCTTTTCTTACTTACTTATCAAAAGTTTCAAATAAGCCTACAGATGATCCTGTATTTAAATTTTTGGAACAAAGACATCAATATCAAAGAAGAAACTTTGAAGTAAAAACAGCAATCACTTCAGGTGCTTATGCATCTGCAATTGGTGATTTTGATTTTGCTGCTGGTGATAACTTTGATGTAGACGTTTTATACGATCAGTATGGAAGAGAAGTAACTGCTGCAGTAGCACCTAACTTTTTACTAGCAAACCAAATCGTTGCAATCGAATGTGATTATGACGCTGACGGTGCTGATGCTGGTGTAGGAAGTGAAACAGCTGCTGTTGCTTACTTTAAAATCGGAGCTGCACCTGCTGCAGTTACAGATGCTAAAAGATTAACTCTTTCAGCAATTAAAGTAGTATATAAACCAACAGGTTCAAATGGACTTACAGCAACTAACGCTGGTGAAATTTCACTAGCTGCTAGCTCTACATTAATTTTTAGAGAAAATGCTAAAGGTCAAGTAATTGGCTCAGCTTTTGCTGAAGGTTCTAAAGATCCAGAAAGCTGGAGAGACGAGTTCTGGACAAGAGAAGGATACACACAAATCTTTAAGACTAGTGTGCCTCTATTCTCTGGTACAGCACTTGCTACTCGTTATCGTGGAGTATCAAACGAATATATGAGAGTATATCAAGAAAAACTTATGGAACATAAGATGGATCTTGAGCACGCTATGTTATTCGGTATTGGTTCTGACGATAGCACACCTGGTGGACCAGTTCGTAGAACTTGGGGTATTTTACCTTACACTGAACAGTATGGTAAAGTGAAGATGTTTGATTATGCTAACGCTTCATACGACACTTTTGTAGATGCAATGGAAGATGTATTCGCACCAGAAACTGGAAACAGTGGTGAGAAACTTGTTCTAGCTTCTAGAAAAGTTATATCATACTTTAATAAACTTGGAGGTTCTTCATTCCTAGGTAACACTATGGCATTGAACAACCAAGTTGGTAGTGGATTAGACATCCAAAATGTACAAGGTGCATTTGGACACAATGTTACAAGAATTAGTACCATTTATGGTAATTTAAATCTTGTACCTGAACCACTATTTAGAGGTGCGTATGAAAATACTGCTATTATGATTGACTTGAACAACGTGGCTTATAGACCATTAGTTGGTAATGGTGTATCAAGAGATACTCAAATTATCACTAACGTTCAAGATCAAGATGTTGACGGAAGAAAAGACATGATTCTTACAGAAGCAGGTCTTGAAATTCAACTTCCTGAAACACATACTGTATTGCAGTTCTTTAGTTAAGTTGAATAATGAGGGGGATGAAATATTCCCCCTCTATTAAAAGGAGAGAGAGATGCCAAAACAAATGAAAATAGATTTTCCAAAAGAAGGACAAGTAATGTCTCCATTGCAAAAAGCTAGAAAAAGCAAAGCAGCAGCTATTAAACCTGTTGTTATTAAAACTATGGGTAAATATAGTGGTGCAGGAAGAGGTATGGGTAGATTACTTATGGGCGGTGCAGCAGCAGCTGGTGTAGTTGCTGGAATTGGAATACTTGCTAATAGAAGAAAGAAAAAGAAAGAGAAGTAGTTATGACTATGGTTACTAGAGCAGCTAAACAAGTGTTAGCTTTACGTAAAAGAAAACGTAAAAACAGTTTATTTAATCCTACTTTAAAAGAGTTGAAAGATACCTCTGCAAATTTAGATTTAGCTAAAGAGTTGGGTATGCAAAAAAAAATGTATAGAGAAACTGGATTAGAAAGTGCAGCTGACGTATTAAGAAAAAAAGGTAAAATGAAAATATGAGCTTACAAACTGACATAGAAGCAATAACTGGTAGTATATCTGATATTACAACAGAAGCGTTAGAGTTTTGTAAAGAGGGTAATAAATATGTGCAAAGAATTATTGCAAAGAATCCTGCTTTATCAGAACGATTGACACAAACACAAGAGATTACAAGTGATAATGGTTATGCATTAACTGATGTTATTGACATTATTTCTGTTGTTAGAGAACAAGCAGATTCTGGAACAGCATCTAAATTTTGTAGAAGAATTAGTTTTGGAGATAGCTTTAATGCATTAGATTCAGACAGCATTTATTTTGCTACAGTTACTGATCCTAGATATTTTATAGATGGTAATGTATTAAAAGTATTACCAGTACCAACAGCAGCACAAAAAGCAGTGTTAAGACATATAACACCAGTTTTTGAAAGTAGCGATAGTGCTATAACAGATATATCTCAAGTTAGTAGCATAGATCATTTACCTTCTGAGTATACAAGAGGTGTTGTTTTATATGCAGCATTACAAGTATTGCAAAAAAGAATGAATGAAATAGACAAGCCTATAGGTGCTACTAACTTAACTACAATAGATACTAGTGCAAATCAAGGCACTGAATCAGATAGAGTTAATGTAAATAAGTGGTTTAATATTGTAGGAGACTATTTAGCAGACGAGGATGTAGAATTAGCAAATGCATACTTGAATAAAATGAATGTATTCTTAAGCAACTATCAAGCTGAACTACAAGGAGATACTAGTCAATATGGATGGTATGAAAGTCAGTATTTTAAAGTTTCTAGACAATTAGTAGAGTTTTTAACAATGTTTTCAGCAATGAAACTACAACCAATAGGAGTACCAAATGAAGTTGCAGGAAATGATTGAACTAGTACAAAAGCATCATCCAGATCTTGGTAATGTAGAAGTAATTAAGTTATTAAACCAAGCATCAGATGAATTTTGTTCTAGAACATTAATATTAGACGAAGCTACTCAGTTTGATACAGTATCAGGACAACGTTATTACGGATTGAAAGATTCTATATTGGAAATTAAATCTGTAGATATGCAAGACGAAGATGGTAATGTAAAATCAATTAAACGTCTACAAGGTAGACCAGAGTACAGGGATATAACATAATGAGCCATAGAGATAAATTAAACGCTAGACAAACAAAGCAACACGTATATTGGGTAGAACGTGACTCAATTGGTATTGCATTATATGACGCTAGTCAAAATGAAAAAGAATTATTTAAAAGTGTAACTGCTGTTCATACGATAACATTGTTTTATCATAAGAAAGCATTGCACTTTGGTGTAAACTCAGCTGGATCTTCTACATTAGAAAGTACAGCATTGATGTCTGAACAAAGTGAACTACCAACACAGTTTCATCAATATTTAGTTGATAAAGCTATTCAGTTGGGATATGAAACAAAACCAGATATGATTCAGATGGCACCATACTTTGAACGTAAGTTTGAAAAAGGCATTAAAGAAGGTAAGACTTTTGCGAACAGAGGTCGCATTAGTGGTAGAAGAAGAATAGTACAACATAGTTTTTAATGGCAAATACTTGGAGAGTAGGAGAATTTGGTTTAACATCATTTGATGACCACGATCTATCACTTAGTGATTTGATCCAGCATTTTAATGATGATATAAATAATAATTTTACAGATATTCCTACGCCTGATGGTAAAGTAGATGAAGCTACGTTTACAAACATACCTACACCAGACGGTAAGGTAGATGAACCTAGCTTTACTATGATACCTACTCCATTAGGTAAAGTAGAGGAACCAAGCTATACGCTTGTTCCTGATTCTACAATACCAACATTTACAAGTATACCGTTACCTGATGGTAAAGTAGATGAACCAGTTTATGAAGATAGAATAAAAAATACGTAGGAGATTATAATGGGTGGAAGTTTAACAAGTCCAAATAAGATTAAAGACGTCTATAAAAAAATAGTCTTTTATGATGACAATAAATTTAAAATAGATAACGGGTCTTCGGATGTAGTAATTACATCTGCAGAAAACTTTTCTAGTGACACAGAGCAAACATTAGCTAATAAAACAATAGATGCTGATAACAATACTATTTCTAACTTAGAAGTAGATAATTTAAAATCTGGAGTTTTAGATACAGATATTACAAGTGTAGCAGG